CTCTCCGATGCGGGGGTCCTGGTCGGCGCACCATTCGAGGTAGTCCTCGTAGGTCCACTCGTCGGGGTCGAGGTCGTGGTTCTCGCACCACGAGTCGAAGGCGTCTCCCATGGCGTGGGCGGGGTCGTCGATGAGCGCCATGTCAGAACCCGCTCACGAGTGCGGCGGGGGCGACGCCGTTGGCGGCGTCGTAGTCGTGCCGGACGTTGGCGTAGGCGCCGCTGACGCCTTGCCCGCCGACGCCGCTGACGACGGCGGTGTAGCCGTGCCGCAGGATCAGCAGGTCGATGGAGACGCCGCCGGGCCCGTCGGTGGTGATCGACGTGGACCCCGTGTCGTGCGTTCGGGTGGTGGTCATGGTGCCCCCTCAGGCGTTGCGGTTGATGGGGGTCACTCTCGCGCTGCGTGACAAGCTTGTCAAGCAGTCCTAGAAAAGTTGTCGGCGGTGCGTCCCGGGGGGTCGAACCACACGCCCGTAGTTACGTAGGTAAGAAGTTCTTGATAGACAGGGTGTGCCGTTGTCCAGCAACGTTCGGGGCGCTATGAGAACGACCGACGACCAGAAGCGAGCGTTCGGCGCACGGCTGCGGGCTGCGCGCAAGGAACGGTTCGGCACCATCCAGAAGATGGCCGACCACCTGGCGCAACTCGACGTGATCCCTGCGCCCTCGGTGCCGAAGTTGAGCGCATGGGAGCGGGGCGACTACGTGCCCAGCGAGTGGTGGATGGTCGAGCACTTGGAGCAGGTGCTCGGGGTGCACGGCGAGCTGGCAGCGAAGCTCGGCGGGGAGCCGCCGGCCGACGACGAGTTGGCCACGCTGCGCGCCAGGGTGGCGTCGCTGGAAGATCGCATGGCCATGTTGGAGGCGGGGCGTGAACCCGTCGTGTTGCGGGCGGCGTCGAGCAAGGTGAATCGCGCCCCGGATGTGGCGGTGCGATCGAAGGCAAGGAACCGGCCGAGCCCGGAGGTGGGCCATGATTGACGACAGGCGTGTAGTTGGTCACCGACGGTTCGTACCGTCATCACATGGGGGAGAATCCATGGAACACGCTGCGGGAGCAGCCCGAGTTGGTGCTGGTGTGGTCGGAGCTCCCCGACGACACCGCGGCGATGTGGGAGGGGGTGGAGATCCATCTGGACTACCGGTTGTCGCGGGTGGAGCGCCGGTGCGCGCTCATGCACGAACTGGTGCACTACGAGCGCCAGATCGGGTGGCCGGCGGCGTCGACGGCGACGATGGAGAAGGAGGAGCGCGCCGTGCGCATCGAGGCGGCGATGCGGCTGGTCCCGTTGGGGCCGTTGGCGGAGTGGGTGGTACGGCGGGTGACGGTGGAGCCGATCACTGCCGAGCTGGTGGCCCAGGAGTGGGACGTGACGTGCGAGGTGGCCGCCTTGGCGTTGTCGCTCTTGCGGCTGCCCTCGCCCTTTCCCTGACGGCGTGCGGCAATGACAGCGCCGAGACGTCCGACGCCGGGTGCGAGGAGGCGCAGGAGTATGTCGAGTGGGTCGACGCCAACCCGGTGCCGAGTGAGAGCCCGGCGTCGGAGGTGGGCCAGGCGTGGGCGCAGGAGTTCGGCGACGTGCGCCGGGCGTGGCTCGACGCCGCCCCCGAGGGAATCGCCGAGGCGTACCGGGCGTCGACAGAGACCGACTCGGTGGTGATCGCCGAGCGCGAGGCGGCTGAGGCGGCCGAGGCGAAGGTCTCGGCGTGGGGGCGCGACGTGTGCGGGATCGACGGTCTCTAGGTGGCGTTCTTGTCGGCGCCGGTTCCTGACTGGGTGCTGGAGCTGGGTGCGGTCGGTGGCGACGTGTGCGACCGCTTGGCCGGGGCGGTGCCGGGCTCGGCGGGGTGGTTCGTGCGCGCCGATGCGACGGGTGGGCGGCTGGTGGCGTCGGTGAACGCCATCGGCACCACTCGGCCCCGTCGGGTGGTGACGGCGGCGGGCGGGGTGCTGGCCGTCCTGTGGCCCGGGTGGCTGGACGGGTGGGGGGTGGGGTGCACGATCTGGCTCCCGTCGTTGTCGTGGACGGGTGGCGCCGATGTGATGGCCGGGCGTGCGACTGGCGCCCTCGGGGTGGGCGAGTGGTGGTCAGCGGGGGAGGTCGCGCTCGGGTGAGGTAATCGCACCGTCCCACACGGTGGGGTGCGTCTATGTCCCCCGGGTTCGTTGTCACACCTGTTCGGGATCATGGAGGGTGGAGGAGGGTCGTTGAGGGCAGCGGTGTACGTGAGGATCAGCCGAGACGACGGCACCGCGCTCGGCGTAGCCCGTCAGGAAGCCGACTGCCGGGCGCTGGTGGAGGCCCGGGGCTGGACCGTGGCCGACGTGTACGCCGACAACGACGTGAGCGCGTACTCGGGGCGGGTGCGACCGAGGTACCGGGCGATGCTCGACGCCGTCAAGGCCGGGGGCGTCGACGCCATCGTGGCGTGGCACCCCGACCGGCTCCACAGGCGGCCCGTCGAGCTCGAGGAGTTCATTGACGTGGTGGAGGCGTCGGGGGTGACGGTGGCGACGGTGCGCGCCGGTGAGGTCGACTTGGGTACGGCGTCGGGGCGGATGGTGGCGCGGGTGGTGGGGGCGATGGCCCGCCATGAGTCCGAGCAGAAGTCGGAGCGTCTGCGCCGCAAGCATGAGGAGCTGGCGGCCGGAGGCAAGGTGTCGGGTGGTGGGTCGCGGCCGTTCGGGTTCGAGCCGGATCGGGTGACGGTGCGGCCCGGTGAGGCGGCGGTGATCGTGGAGGCCGCGGGGAGGGTGGCGGCGGGGGAGTCGTTGCGGTCGGTGGCCCGCTGGCTCGACGGCCAGTGCCCCCCGGTGGGAGGCGGCGAGTGGAGGACGTTCTCGCTCCGGCGCATGCTCCTGTCCCCACGGGTGGCGGGTCTGCGGGGGCATCGTGGCGACGTGGTGGCCGACGCCGTGTGGCCGGCGATCGTGGATCGGGTGACGTGGGAGCGGGTGCGGCGGGTGCTCACCGATCCGGGCCGGTCGACGGCCGGGCCGCCACGCCGCTACCTGCTGACCGGCCTGCTGGTGTGCGGCCTGTGCGGGGCGCGGCTGGTGGCGCGGCCGAAAGCGGACGGCCGTCAGTGCGTGGTGTGCGCGTCCGGCCCGAACTTCGACGGGTGCGGGCGGATCCGCTGCCTGACCGACCCGCTCGACGAGCTGGTGACCGAGGCGGTGCTGCGCCACCTGGAGACGGGCGGGGTGGCCGACGTGGCGTCCGATGCTGCGCCGGTGGTGGGTGACGAGCTGGCGACCTTGGAGGCCCGCCTCGTCGAGCTCGCGGAGGCGTGGGCGGATGGTGATCTGGATCGGCGGTCGTGGGTGGCGGCCCGTCGGCGCATCGAGGCACGGGTGGACGAGTTGCGCCGGTCGTTGGGGGTGGGCCCGTTGCCGGTGGGTGACGTGCGTGAGGCGTGGGCGGCAGCGGACATCGACCGTCGGCGGGCGCTGGTGGCGTTGGTGGTCGACCGGGTGGTGGTCGGCCCGGCGGTGCGTGGCCGCAACGTGTTCGACCCGGGGCGGGTGGTCATCGACTGGCGGTGATCGGCAAGGAGTTCTTGACAAGCTTGTCTTGAGGTGCGAGAGTCACCTCCATGATCCACATCGAAGGCAAGGCGATGCCGGCGGCGGTGAAGCGCCGGTTGCGGTGGGGGGAGAACCTGCGGGAGCAGGTCGACGCCCACGGCATGACGGTCAAGCAGTTCCATGCCGCGTTGCGGATGGCTGGGGTCGACGTGTCGATCCAGGCGGTCTACATGTGGCTCAAGGGCGACACGGCGCCACGGCCTGAGATCCAGGGGCAGATCGCCGAGGTGCTGGGCACCCGGGCGCACCTGCTCTTTCCGGTGGCGTCGTGAGCGCCCCGGAGACGGTCGAGGCGTGGTTGGCCCGCAACGTGGCGCCGGCCCCGTTGACGACGGCTCAGCGTGAGGCGGCGGCCCGGTTGTTGCGTGCGGATGACAAGCGCACGGCTGATCGGGCCGCGTCGTGACGCCCGGTCGTGCCGTCGCGAACACCGGCCGTGTGGTCGGTGTCGCAGCGGCGGGGTTCACGTTCGGTGCAGCGGTGACGGTTGGTGCCGTGTTGCTGTGTGAGGCGGTGTTGCGGGTGGCGCGCCGTGTGATCGACGAGGCGCAGCGATGAGCGGCCTCCTGCGGCGACTCGCTGCCGCTGAGAAGGACTTGGATACGGCAAAGATCAATCACGCTTCCTGCCGGGAGCGGTCTGATCGTCTTACGCCTGGGGGGCTCCACGGCGATCAAGCGACCCTCTCGGGAGTGCGGCGCCGACCCAACGGACGGTTGGATGAGCGTCGCTACAGGGCCTACGACGCAGAGGCTGAGGCGGGGAGGATTCTCGCAACGGCGGAGGCGAGGGTTCGGCGCCTGAAGGCGGAGATCGAACAGGCGGAGATCGACGCCAAGGCGTTGTGTGATGTGGACGGGTTGGCCCCCGGGGACTACGTCCGGGACCGTCACGGCTGGCACCGGGTGGCCCGTGTGAATGCCAAGTCCGTGAGCGTCGAGACGCAGTGGTCTTGGACTGACCGAATCGAACGTGGCCGGATCATTGAGACGAGGAAGGCATGACCACGCCGCTGGCGATCGGCTGCGTCGTGGTGGCCCTGGTGGTGCTCGCCGCGGTCGGCCGGTTCGCCCGTGCCCTCGACGAGGAGCAGAACAGGTGAACCAGTACCAGCGGAACAGGGCGCGTCAGCGCGAGATGTACGGCGACACGATCCCCGACTTCGTGCAGCACGGAAGCTCCATCACGTACAGCAACTGGCGGTGCCGGTGCCAGCCGTGTCGTGCGGCATGGGCCGACCTGATCCGTGAGATGCAGAAGGCGCGCAAGGCCAAGGGGGTGCCCGACGACCTCCACGGGCGGGCGAGCACGTACGGCAACTGGTGTTGTCGGTGTGAGCCGTGTACCGCCGCGTGGACGGCGGATAGCAGACGTCGCAAGGGGAGTCTGCCACTCGGGTTTCGGACGAAGCGTGACGTGGTGATGCCCGCGGTGCCGTTCACGCCTGACTACGTGTTGATGGACTGGTGGCAGCAGAACGGCACGGAGACTGCCGCAGACATTCGTGCGGCGGTCGGGCGTCGCCTCCAATCGAGGACACCCACGCTGCGCGCCCGCCGTCAGGGCGTCAGGGGGTGGTCGTTGAGTCACTTGGACAAGGTGCACCCCGACCTGTTGACCCGGGGTGAATCGGTGGAGCGCCCCACGTAGCCCCGCAGGCCCGCACGCCGGGCACCAGTCATCGCCGTTCCCCTGCGGTGGTGGCTGGTGCCGGGTGGTCGGGCCGACAGGTGGCGGCGGTGGCCGCCATGACAACCCCGGTCGGACGGATCCCGGCCACCCGCCAGACGAACACAAGCAACGAACAAGGGAGCAAGACGGCATGAAGAACCAGAAGGAACGCGTCGAGGAGTACGAGTCGCTGACGGCCCCGAACATGCCAGGCGACGGCGCCTTCGGGCGCTACGGGACCTGCGCCGAGTGCGGCCGGCACAAGGTCGTCGGCCCGCTCGACGTGCCCTCGTCGGAGCGGACGTGCATCGTCCCGCTGGCGGCGCGGCTGATCCACCAGGACACCCGGACGGGGTGCGAGATCCAGAGCCACAACGAGGTCAAGGAGCAGCGGGCGATGCTCAACGCCATGCGGCGTGAGCGCCTGGCCCTGCTCGCCGGGGCCCCGGCGTGACCGCCCCCGTCCGTCCCACGGTCCCCCCGTCGCCGGAGGTGCGATCGCACGCCGAGCAGATGGCGGCGCTGGCCCGGAGCGTGGAACGTGCCAGGGCGTCGCATCCGAGCCGGCGGGAGACGCAGCGATGACCGCGGCGACGTGGCCGTGGTTCGCGCTGGTCGTCGCCGCGCTGGCGGTGGCCGCCGTCGTCGACACGTACCGGAACGAACGAGGAAGGAACGAGCGATGAGCGAGCGCATGGATGGGTGGCGTGAGTGCGCCGACCCGGTGGAGCTGGCCGCAGCGGTCGCAGCCGGAGTCGAGGTGTACGAGACGACGCGGACCATGCGGGAGACGCCGGGCGACTTCGACTTGGCGATCAACCGCAACGAGGTCGGGTTCATCATCCCCGCGTCGTGGTCGTGGTCCCCGGAGCCCCCCGCCCCGGATGATCTGGTGTCCCGTGCCCGCCGACACGCCAACACGCACCCCGAGTCCCGGGACCTGATCGAGGAGCTGCTGGACGAGGTCGCCGTGCTTCGCCACGACATCGAGGCGACGCACGACTACTTGGACGCCACCCCGTCCCCCGTCCCGCCGTGGCCGGGTGCGGAGACGCACGACGCAGGGGTCCATCTCGGGCCGCTGGATGACTGCTTGCAGTGCCAGCCCCACGGCCTGGGGGGAGGTGCCGGGAACCGTGAGGACCGGGCCTGTGTGGGTGACGTCTCCGATCCGTCGCCTGATCAGGGTGTAACACCTCCCCCCGGACACACCACCACGGACGACTGCTGGTGCGACCCGACGGTGGAGGTGGTGCCACCTGCCAAGCCCAACCTGCTGAACACATGGAAGAAGGGCCAGGACCCTGACGGCGACACCTTCCTGATCTGGATCGACCATCGCGGAGCGATGTGGGAGACGGACAGCCCCGAAGACTTGGCCGACATGCTCGCTCGCATCTCCGACAGCCCCGTCGACCCGTGGGTGGAACTGGTCGAGACGGTGGGGCGGCTCCCCGCCCCGCTCCCCGCCCCGCCCCCCGCCCCGCCCCCCGTCCCGCCGTGGCCGGGTGCGGTGCTGTCCGGGCTCACCGATGAGGACGGGGTGCCGACCTGGCTCGCCCAGGCCGGGCAGGTGCGGGGCGGGCAGGTGCGGATCTGGCACGGCGAGCCGTGGCATCAGAGCACGTCCTACGGCGATGACGAGTGGGTGGAGGTGCGTGCTCCCCGGGCCGTGCCCGAGCCGGAGACCGAGCGCGTGCCGTGGTGGGAGGCGAAGGGACGCACGCTCCCTGACGGCCGAGTGATCGACGGGTGGGGAGCATCCGACGATGTGTTTGGGTTCGAGGCGGCCGTCTACAGCGACGGCGACAAGCACCTGGCGCACCCCGATGGCACGGTCGAGGTGCTGAAGGACGGCGACCGGTGAGCGGGCAGACGTGGTGCCTTGTGGCGCTCACAGTGCTGGCCGGCGCCGGGTGCTGGCAGGCGGGCCGGGCGGGTCAGCCGCAGTTGTCGGCCGGGTTCGGACTGGTCGGCGGCGGGTTCGTGGCGGCGGCCGGTTGGTTATGGGCAGACGGAGGGGTGGACGGATGAGCGACATCGAGATCATGCAGGACTGCGAGGTCGACGACGACGGAGACGTAGGCGGCTGGCTCGGCGTGTTCTGGTGTGAGGGGCACGGCCACGACGCCGGGGAGTTCATCCGGGCGGTGGTGGACCACTGCCTCGACTGGGGGCACGACATCCCGAAGATCCCCGAGGAGCTGGAGCCGGTCGAGATGTGGCACCACGACCGCAAGGTGGGCGACGCGGTGATCCACCAGCGTCGCACCGACCGGGAAGGGGTGCGGCTGGCGGACTGGCGGCCGGTGACGGTGCTCGACTGTGAGCGCCGGTTCTTCGGCGGGTCGTCGTGCTCGGTGACCAACTGCATGCGCCCGGTCATGTCTGCCCAGGGGTTCCCGATCGTGTGGGAACCGGACGGCGAGTACCTGGCGCTGGACGTGCGGCTCTGCGCCGAGCACCGCCGCCAGATCCCTGACCAGCGCTACCGGCTGCGGTTCATCCCGGTGGGGGCGACGATCGTTCTGGAGGCCGACCAGTGAACCTGATCCTCGGGGTCGACCCCGGCAAGACCGGCGCCCTGGCGGTGCTGCACCCCCAACACGGTCTGCTCGACGTGCACGACATGCCAGAGGCGACCGGGCATCCGCTCGGCGCCCTGGTGGCCGAGATGGTGCGGGACTACGAGCCAGACCGGTTCGCCCTGGCGGTGGTGGAGAAGGTGCACGCCATGCCCCGACAGGGCGTGTCGAGCGTGTGGACGTTCGCCGAGGGCCACGGCGCCGTGCTCGGGGCGCTGGGTGCGCTCGGGGTGCCGGTGCGGCTGGTGCCGCCGTCGACGTGGAAGAAGGCGCTCGGCTTGTCGGCCGACAAGAACGCCAGCCGTCAGCGGGCGATCGAGACGTGGCCCGAGCATGTGCGGACGTTCGCCAGGGTCAAGGACGACGGCCGGGCTGAGGCGGCGTTGCTGGCCCTGTTCGGGGCGAAGCCGTGAGCACCCGCCACGGACAGGGACAGGAAGGGAAGCGATGAGTCACGCGTCAAGCATCACTGAGGATGGGGACGGGTTCATCATCCCCGGCTGCACGTGCGGGTGGCAGGCCCCACCAGTACCAGACGAGGAGACGGCAACCGACGTCCTCATGGACCACGCGTTCATGGCTGGGTGGCGAGCGTGTGAGTCCGAGACGCCGCAGGTGTTCTCGTGACCCCCGCCGAGTTCGGTGAAGCTCTCGGCTGGGGCCGGCTGGTCCGCAAGGGGAAGCTGTGCTGGGAGTCCGAGCGTGGCACCGCTGTCTCCGTCGGCCACCACGGCACGCAGGTGCGGGTGACGCATCGGCTCACCGCTGAGGAGCACACGGTGCCGTGTGATGGCGTGGGGCTCGGGTTCGTGTTGGCGTTCGACGCAGATCGGCCCGCGGCGTGAGCGGCGACCGAATCCTTTGGAACCGCCGGCCAGAGACCTGCATCGACACCGGCGACATCGACGAGATCGTCGCCCACGGGGTGACGGTCCACATCGAGCAGATGCACGACCGGGACTGGTGGATCGGCATCACCTGGCCCGACGGTGACAACTGGATGGGGCACTTCCACGCCAACAGTCGGGGGGTCATGCGGTTCCTTCAGACCGAGGACCGTCGTGATGGCTGGCCCACAGACGAGGAGCACCAGCCGTGAGCGCCGTGCATCAGCAGGCGCCGCCCATCCGCTACCCCGAAGGGTTCGTGTGGCGGTGCTCATGCGGGGAACGCGGCCCGCTCGCCCCCGACCGGGAGACCGCCCGCCAGTCGTTCATCGTGCACCGCGAGAAGAAGCGGGAGCGGGTGCAATGATAAGGGTCGACTACGCCGGCCCCGGCGGTGCGTGCGAAGGGCTCCGTACCCTCGGCCTCACCCCGGTCGGCATCGAATGGGACGCAGCAGCGTGCGCCACCCGTGCCGCCGCCGGTCACCTCACCATCCGGGCCGACCTCGCCACCTACCGGCCGCACCACCGGCCCGGCACCGTCGACGGCTACTGGTCGTCGCCGCCGTGCCAGACGTTCTCCACGGCCGGGAAGGGCGACGGGCGCGACCAGCTCGACGACCTCGCGGCAGTGATCCACGCCGAACGGTGGACGGACGCCGACCTGTTCGACCCGCGGACCCGCCACGTCATCGACGCAGCCCGCACCGCCGTCGAGCTCGCCCCCGGCTGGGTGGCGATGGAGCAGGTGCCGGCGGTGTTGCCGTTGTGGCGGGCGCTGGCCCACGTCCTCGAGCGGCACGGGTATTCGACGTGGTGCGGTGTCCTGTGCGCTGCGGACTACGGGGTGCCGCAGACGCGGCGCCGTGCGATTCTGATGGCGTCGAGGGTGTCGGCGGTGTCGCCTCCGGTGCCGACCCATGCGGAGCGGCCGGGCCTGTTCGGTGGCGAGTGGGTCGCAGTCGAGGACGTGCTGCCGCACCGGCACGGGTGGTCGTTTGCCCCGTTGCGGGGGTCGGGGATCACGGAGCGTTTCGGTGCTCGGCCTGCTCGGCCTGCCACGAAGCCGGCGCCGACGATCCGAGCGTGGAAGGACAGCCGCTCAGAGTGGCAGCGCGACGGGATCACCGAGGCGCCCACGACCGAAGAGCTTGCGGTGCTCCAAGGGTTCCCACCGGGCTACCCGTTCCAGGGTTCCCCCACCCGCCGGCATGTCCAGGTCGGCAACGCGGTTCCGCCGCCGTTGGCCGCCCACATCGTCGCCGCCCTCACGGGTGCCCAGGTCCTGCGGGCGGCGTCGTGACCTTCGACGAGTGGCGCCGTTGGATGGCCAAGCGTCGCACCACCCCGGCGGCGACGATCCGTGACCGGTCGTTGCCGTGGGTGTGCCGGAACTTCGGGCACGACCCGCGGCCCCGACCTGATGACCCGGTGTGCCGTGACTGCGGCACCAACCTTGAGGAGACGATGGCATGACCGAGACGACCCACGATCTGGCGTGGCGGGAGCTGGGGAACTGCGTCGGGGTTGACCCTGACCTGTTCTTCGGTGGCCGTGGCGACAACAAGTCCCATGCGGCAGCGAAGGCGGTGTGCGCGGGGTGTGAGGTGCGGGACGAGTGCCTGGCGTACGCGCTCGACAACGACGAGCGGTTCGGGATCTGGGGCGGGTTGTCTGAGCGGCAGCGGCGTGCGTTGCGTCGGGAGCGGAAGGGGCCGCGGGTGTTGCGGCCGATCGTCCACGGCACCGAGGGCGGGTACCGCACGCATCTGCGCCGTGGTGAGGAGGCGTGTGAGCCGTGCCGGGTGGCGTCGCGTGTGGCGCACCGTGCGCGCAAGCTGTCGGTGGTCGCGTCGTGACCGCCCCGAGCGATCTGTCCGTGGTGATCGAGCTGGCGATGCTCACGTCGGATCGCACGCCCGAGGAGGATGCGGCGTTGGCCCGTGTGGCTGCGGTTGCGGGCCTGGGGGATCTGATCGGCGGCACCCATGCGCCACCCGTGGTTACGTTAGTGACGGAACCAGTGTGCTGCCACGAGTGTCGCTGACCCCGTAACGCGAAGATGCCCGCCCCCGTGCTCGACCCGTCCGGAAACTTTGTTGACACGGTGGGCAGGGTGTGGTTGCATGGTTTCCAGAAGGGACGCAGGGAGCGCCCCAGGAAAGGACACCATGACCACCATCACGACCACCGCCATCGACGTGGCCCACGACCTCAACATGGCGAACGACCCCGAGTGGGACGCCCTGACCGACGCTGGCGACGACGAGGGGCAGGCTGCCCTGGTCGCACACTGGGAGGCCCGTCTCACCGCCGCCGCCGAACGGCTCGACGTCGATGTCGCCTTCTTGCAGGCCGGGTCGCCCGAGTCGCACGAGTGGACCCGAGGGCTCGACGAGGACGGCATCGAGGCCGCCGCCGAGCTGGCCGCCCGACTCTGGGACGAGGCCCGATGAGCCCCACGGCCCTGGACACAGCCGCCGCTGCCTCCGATGAGGTGCGGCGGCTGGTCCGCGTCCGAGACGACGCCATCCGCCAGGCGCTCGCAGACGGGGCGACGCTGCGCGTGGTGGGCGAGGCGGTCGGCATGTCGCACGCCGGTGTTCGACGGGTCCGTGACCGCGCATGACCCCGCAACGCGAAGATGCCCCGCCCCCGTGCTCGACCCGGGGCGGGAACCGGGGAGCAACAGGGACGGGGCGACTGACCCGGCAGGGAGGACCGGGTCAGGAAGCGGCGTCGTCCTCGTCTTGGACGTGCGACGCGATGAACTGGCACGACGTCTCGATGCGCCCAACCCTGCGGGTCAGGGAGTCGAGCTGGTCACCCTGTGACGACAGGCGGGTGCCGAGGCGGATCATCCGCTCGTCACCTTTCGACATGCGGTGTTCGATCTGTGCGAGCCGGGCGTCTTGTCCGGTCTGGCCGTGCAACAGCTTCTCCATCATCTGCACGATGTCGCCGTGCCCGTTCGGGGTGCCGAGGGCGGCCTCGATGCGCTTCGCTCGTTCGTTCGCTTTGGCGACGATGACGGGGCCGATGACTGCGGAGACGACGGCGACGACGATCGCCACGGCCGCGGCCTCGCTCACTGCTGCCCCGCCAGGGTCGCCACCGTCCACCACTCGGCGAGCCGGGCGGTCTGCGGGCCCCACACGCCGTCGACGGTGAGCGTGGCGCCGAGCGTGTTGCACGCCCGCTGAAACGCACCCACGGCGGCCGTGGTGGCCGGGCCGTAGTCGCCGTCCACGACCACCGGGTGGCCGAGGAACGTGAGCGTCCACTGCACCGCGGTCACCTTCGGGCCCTTGTCGCCCCGGCGGAGCACGTCGTGGGGGATGCCCGAGCCGCTGGCCGCTGCGGTGCCCTTGACGCCGGTGGCGAGATCGGCGGGGGTGCACACGATCTCGAAGTGCATGGCGTCCTTGTTGCCGCTGTAGTCGCCGCCCCAGCGCCACACCTGCTTGCCGTTGCCGGTGCGGATCGCCTTGATCTCGGCGACCATCCCGGCGGGCATGTCGGTAACGAGCCGCTTGCCGTACGGGTTGGACTGCCAGTTGATGTCGACTGCGAGGGCCGTTGATATCGCAACGCCGTTCCAGAACGTGAACCGATCGCCCGGCCCGTAGGCGTGCAGCGAGTACCCCGAGCCGCCGGTGATCTTGCGGCAGTTGTAGGCGCCGGTGTCGCCACGGCGTGGGGCGTACCCGTGGCGCTTCAACACCGCATCGAGGGCAGCGAAAGCATCGATGAGCACTCGGCCCTTGGGCTTACATGCCGGCGCCCAGGCGTTGCGGAGCTGGCTGGTCGAGAGCGCCATCACCGCACCTCGAGGTCGTCGATCAGTTCGGGGTTCTCGCCGTGCGGTGCGTTGTCGTCGCAGCCGACGCACGCCGGGCCCTTCGTCGACGTGTTGCGGGCTGCGAGGCCGAGGCCGAGCACGGCCTGGGCGAGTGCCAGCCAGAGCGCGGCGGTTGCCTCGGTGGTGACGCCGTAGGCGATCGTGAGCGGCACGGCGGCGGTGAGTACCCGGTAGATCCAGGCGCGGGTCGGTTCGGACAGGAGCATGGCGGGGTGTCTCCCTCAGTCGGTGCCGTCGTAGGCGGCGAGTGCGTGGCGGATGAGGCGGCGCAGGGCGCGGGCCTGGTCCTTGAGTGCCAGGTCGCGGCTCATGGGGTTTCCTTGATGAGCCGCCATCCGGCGGGGTACTCGGTGGGCGAGTAGGTGTTGGCGTTGATGAGCGATTCGTAGACGGAGCCCTGGTACGTGACCCGCTCGCCGATGGCGTAGGCGTCATGCGCTCCGGTCGGGCGAACCCATTCGGGTGGCACGTCGGCTTTGGCGTCGCGCCACACACGCCACAGCGCCGGGGTCTCCGGTGGCTCCCACCCGTCTTGTGTGGTGTGGCCTTGGATCGCCTCGTAGATCACTCCGTCGTGCGTGCGTAGCGCCCCCGCAGTGACGGTCTCGTCGGGGGTCCACTCGGGTAGGAGTGGGGCGAGGATGCGGGCGTGTTCGGGCGTGACGGTCTCGGCGATGGCGACGAGCCGCTGCTCGGCGTCGAGCGTGGCGAGGAGTGCGCGGGCCTCGTCGATCGTGGGTGGTGCGGGGAGCGGCATCTCGACCTTCTCGGTGCTGGTGACCTCGCCTCGCTCGTCGTAGGTCGTGCGGGTGCCGGTGCCGTCACCGTTGTCGACGGTCTGCTCGATGATGCGGCCGTGGCCGTCCTCGGTGGTGACGTTGTTCTCGCTCATGCTGCCCTCACCATGATCTTGGGGCCGCCGTCTCGGGGTGACGTTGTGGGGCACAGCGCCGGGAGCGCCGCCAGCGCACCCCAGCCACCAAACCGATGCTCCAAACCGAGCCCTCCGGACGCATCAGCCTCTGCGCTGGTCTCGGTGCCGAGCAGGACCGCCTGTCCTGTCGCTGCTGTCGTAGACGCGTACGCCCTGACGGTCGGGGTGTTGGTGCGGGACACGGTGTAGGCGACCCCCCAGTAGATGCCGGTGGCCGGGACCGTGGCGGCGATTGTCAGCTCCCGGCGTCCTGTCGTGGTCGATAGATCCAGTGTCCCTGCGTCCACCACCAGCGGCTGCCCGTCCGGTACCCCTGTGGTCGGGTGGGACGAGTAGAGGCCGAGTCTCCACACCGACGTGCCGGCAGTGCCAACGATGATCGCCAGCCGGTCGACCGGCCCGGCGTGCAGAAAGATCGGCACCAGAGCAGCCCGCCCGGCAGCCCCCACCGAGTAGATGGACGACGTGAGCGGTGCGAACCCAGGCGACGCATACCAGCCACCGACCTGACGGGGGATCACCTGAGGCACCACACCAGCCGGTAGTCGTGCCGCAGCCACCGTGCCCGACGTGATCTGTGACCCGTCGAGGGCCAGCTCGTCGGAGCCACCGTCCTGATGTGAGGCGGCATGAGCAGACGGGGCAAACGTCGAGGGCTTGCCGGTGATCCCCGACCACTCGGTGGCGCCGAGCGGCCCGACCTCGGTACCTGTTTCGTCGCGGACGTACAGCCCGTCGGTGCGGGCGATGAGCCGTTGGTGGTCGGCCGCAGGGTTGGTGGCGTCGGCGGTCTCGGGGAGGTCGACGAACCCGGTGGCGATCGTCGCCCCGGTCGGGACCGACGGGTCACCGGGGTCGAGGGTGCCCTTGTAGACGTTGGCGATGTTGACGCCGAAGTCCCCGGCGGTGGCGAGGAGACCGATCGACGTGGCGTAGTCGCCGGACGTGGCGTAGGGGCCGACCGACAAGCCGAAGTCACCGGCCGTGGCGTAGAAGCCGACCGCCGTGCCGGCGTCCCCGGCGGTGGCGAGGGGGGCGATGGCCGTGCCGTAGCCCCCGGCGGTGGCTCCGGGGCCGAGCTGGACGTGCCGCCCCGACGGGTCCAGCACATCCCACGACCCGGGGGTGAGCGACGGCTGGGCACCCGTCGACGGGGCCGTAGCGACGTACAGGTCATCGCCCGGCTCGTACACGACATCGCCCACCGCGTAGGTCTCGGCAACATCCCACGTGCCCCGGTTCGTCTCACCCGGCAACAGACCCACGGCGTCGTTCGGCACCGCGCCCACGTCGGCGGCGTCGAGCACCACCACGCCGACCTCGCCGTTCACGCTGTCCACCGCGCCGCCGCCAAGGGTCAGGTCGTCGATCGCGTCGAGGACCGTGGCGAGATCGGTCCCCGCCCCGGCCAGGTTCCCGTCCCAGTCGTTGTCCGTCACGATCGACGCCGCCGGGTGCGCGCCCGCGGCGGAGCGGCCCGGAAGCGTGTTGTGGTTCGTGGTGGTGGTCGGCGTGAACGACGGGTCGTCGTCTGCGGCGGGCGTGAAGATGATGTCGGTCATCGGGTGACGTCCGCTTCGACCAGGATCTTCACGCGGTTCCCGTTGTCGTCGACGGGGCGAAACGTCTTGCGCTTGCCGTTGGCGTAGGTGACCTCGATGTCGACGTCGTAGGAGCACGGGTCGAGCTCCGCGGTGTCGGCGCGCTCGGCCTCCATGACGATTTCCCCACCGGCGGGGTCGGCGCCGAGCGAGGCGGTCAGTTCGAGGGCGACGCTGACGTCCTCGGTGTCGGCGCGCATCTGGGCGGCGAGGGTGCAGCCGGTGAGGTCGACGGCGCCCGACGTGGTGGAGAGGACGCCGGTGATGGCGTTGTCGATGTCGGCGGTCCAGTCGTCGCCGCGGGTCCGCTTGATCGGGTCACCAGTGCACGACATGGGGGCGAGGGTCGCCCACTTCGGCGACGGCCGGGGGATGCAGATCCATCACGACTGGCAGTTCCCGGCCGCAACCGGAGCGTCGTGCAACCAGTGCACGGTCAGCACCCAATAGACGACTTCGCTCGCCGAGCACTCCACCCTCAGCGCAGCACCCGCATGGAGCATCAGATCGAGGCTCGCCGCAGCCACCCCAGCCCCCTGGTCTTGCGGCTGGGCGAACGGGCGGCACGTGTTCACCTCGCCGTCCCAGCGCCACCCGTTAAACGAGTCCACGACCACCCGCACCTCGACCTCCGCCGACCCCGAGGCAGTCGCAGCCACCACCGACACGTGGTAGTTGCCTCGGGCCGTGACCAGCAGCCCGTCGTCGTACACGGCCGCCTCGATAGCCAGCGCCTCATCCGAGCGTTGCGACCACCGCATCCCGTAGGCGGAGAACACGCCAGCCGTCCACGTGCCGACCGCACACGCCGACGAGTAGGCACCGGAGCCGCCAGCAGCCGCACCCGGCACCCACCGCTCCCTGGTGGAGTCCCACACCGGCACGTCACCATCGTCCGGGGCGTCATCATCCTTGGCCGCCACATCGAGCAGCTCGTCGAACCGCTCGACGCCACGGGCGTCGGTGAGCCGGCGCTCCACGTCGTTCAGCCGGCGCCCATGGAAGGTGACCTCGTCGGACACGTTCTGCCAGGTGGTCGCCTTGGCCCCGCGCGGCACCTTGAGGCCCTCGTCGGGCTCCACCCAGGGCGCGCACACGAGCTGGAGTGGCACGGCCTCGCCTGGCGTGGCGGTGAGCTTCTCGACGCGGACGAGGCGGTCGATGGTGTCGGGGCCGTCGTTGGCCACGAGGCGCACCCGGTCGCCGATGTCGATGGTCGACAGGAGGGACCGGTCGGTCACCCCGAGGGGGTAGACGGTGACCTCGTCGTTGGAAGCGCGGAGCTTCGCCTGCGCCCACTCGCCGAGCCGCGTCACGCCGACGGGCACCTGCTCCAACTGCTCGAAGACCATGCCGTCAAGCTGCGACGTGTCCTCAGCCGTGTCAGTGAAGCCGTCCTCTGACCGGGCGATCACGCGGGTGACCGGATTGGGGATGCCACCGTCGCCGGCGAGGCCCACCACGTTCCCCGATGTGCCAGCACCTTCCCCGCCAGCGAGCCGGAACGTCAGGTCGCTGGGGGCGTACTCGGTGCCGATCAGCGTCTTGGCTTCCAGCACACGGGTGGTCGCCGAGTAGAGCCAGCGTTGCTCCTGGCCGGACTGCTCGACGATGGCCCGCAAGGCCTCGGACCCACGCATGGGCGTGCTGATCCACTCGGGGTACAGGTCGGGGCCGTCGTTCGTGGGATCGGTGAGCACCGACATGTTGAGGTCGGCGCCGCACGTGGCAACGATGTGGGCGGCCGCCAGAGACGGGGACAACCACCCGGCAACGGGCCGGGGGCGACCGGGGAGGCCCAGCGACTCGGGGCGCACCTGCCACTCGACTCTGTCCACCCGCACGTAACCGGAGCCGACGATCCCGTCGACCGTGACCGTCGGCTCAGCGGGGAGCAGGTTCCCGGTGTTGACCACCCGCACGTCGATCACCAGCCACACCCACTGGCCCCGGGGTGTGTCCGCGGAGATGCCGACCCGCCCTCGGATCGTCTGCTGCAACCCGTCGCGGTCGACACGCAGCTCCGCTGCACTGATGGTGGCGTCGACCTTCACCCGGGCCCGCAGCCGGGCATCGTAGTTCTCGGAGAAGCCGAGCCGAATCGTCTGCTCCAACATGTCGCCCGGCTCGAGGCGCACCGACTGCGTGCCGGTCTCGAAGTCGACGGTATCGAGCACACCGGCGCCCGGCCCCGACGACGGCGACCAGTGCGACCACCCGTTCGTGAACGACCCGTTGCGGATGAAGTTGTGCGACCACTGGGTGTCGGTCGGGGTCATCATCTTGCGGCCGATGCGCCACCCGGCGCCGACTGCGTCGATCTTCACGCGTGCGGCGGCGAGGACTGTGGGTCGGAGGGTGACGGGACCCCAGAAGACCACCTTCTGGTCCTGCACGATCTGCACGTCGGTGGTCCACTGGTTGATGTGGGAGAGCCAGTAGTTGTCGTCCCCGTCGCGGGCGTAGCGGTGAATCTCGAAGCTCGCGGTGTCGTCCTCGCCGCGCTCCTTGTCCCACTGCACCTTGTCGACCACGGGGCGCCCGTCGGTGGCGGGGTCCTGGGTGGGGAGTTGGACGATCCGGGCGCCGCCGTCCTTCTCGGTGACCCACACTTCGGTGACGCCGGCGGCGGCGGAGGTGTCGACGCCGAACCGAACGGGGGTGCCGACGGTGACCGCCAGATCGGTGGGGGAGATGGTCGGGGTGGGCATGGTGTCAGGCGACGCGGAATGCGCCGTCGGCGTCGGGGGTCACGATGAAGTCGGTGCCGTCGGTGGCCTCGGGCGCGTGGAACGGGGCGTAGGCGATCAGCGGCGAGTCGGTGTCGTCGGTGATGACTTCGGCATAGATGACTCCCGCCGCGTCGTCGCCGGCCGCGCATGGGCCGAAGTTGGCGGCGGCGTGGTGGTAGCGCCACCGGTCGTTGGCGGCGTCCCACGACACAGTGAGGGTGGAGAGCGGCACCCGGGCGTAGCCGGTGGCGGTGACTTCGGCGGCGGCCACGTCGGTGATCGTGGCGTCGTCCACGTCGAACGCGTAGGCGGCGGCGTCGTCGAGGAGGATGGCGACGAACGAGCGGGCCGGGTCCTCCCATGCGTCGGGGCAGAGGAGGCGGAGGCCGGACTTGTAGGCGGGCATGGCGGGGCCTGTCAGGACGTGGGGACCACGAGGGTCTCGGCGGGTTCGGTCTTGAGGAAGGCGCAGACGGCGGTGGCGTTGCCGCCGCCCGCGTAGTCGCGGGTGACCTTGACGGTGTTGGGCCAGCCGACGACGTAGAGATGCCCGTGGAACGGCGCGAGTAGGTGAAGCTCCATCGGCTCGTAGGAGGGCGTGTCGATGGCCCACGCGGCGCGCAGGTCGGCGATCGCCTCCTCCATCTCCGCGGGGGTGGTGGTGTCCACGGTCTTGGCGGTGAACACGATGCCGCCGGGCGCGGTCATGTGGATACCCGATGCGTGCCCGGTGGCGAGCGATCGGGGGGCGGTGTTGGCGGGCACTTCGACGTCGCCGATGCCATCGATGCGTGTGATGACCCACGGCTGGCCGTCGCCGATCAGGTGCGCATTCAGCTCGGCCTGGTAGCAGTAGTCGCCGGTCAGGTCGCCTAGGTTCGCTTCGATGAGGTCGCCGGCTGGCATCACGGGCTCCTGAGGTTGACGGCGGCGCCGAGCATGTGGTCGGCCATGGCGCCGACGTAGGACGGCGGGGCGTTCTGCGGGGCGACGATCTGGACCGCACCTTGCGCGATGGTCGTGCCGCCACCGGAGGGGCCGAGCGAGTAGCCGTACCAGCCGGCCGCGGTGGCGAGGACTGGCAGGGACCGGGCGGGGTCGCCGAGGCGGGGCACGTAGGCCTCGCCGCCGGTTGCGGGTTCGTCCCACCACACGCGGTTGCGGCCGCTCCCCATCTGCGCCTGACGGATGCCGCCTGCGGACATCGGCGTGTAGTTGTCGATGCCACCCCAGCGCTTGGGCTTCCACGGCGACCACCCGGGCTCGCCCTTGGTGACGTTGACGTCGTAGTCGCCGGTCAGCAGGGCGAGTTCTTCGATCATGCCCTGGAGGCCCTGGCGGAGTGGCGAGTTCGCGTCGAGCGTGATGGCGAGGACCTCGAGCCGCTGGCGGAGCAGGTCGGTCGCGTCCTTCGCCGACATGGTCTTGACGTCGAGGTCGTACTGCGCCATCGCGGCGTCGTAGGCGGCCTGCTCGACGGCGGCCTCGGCCTCGCTGACGCCGCGCATGGCGTCCTCCACGCCCTGGCGGGCTTCGACGAGGCGCTGCTGGGCGGCGCCGACCTGATCCTGAGCGTCCCGCACGCGCATGGCGGCCTGTTCGAGCCGGTACTGCGACTCCTCCACCCGGCGGTTCGCCTCCTCTACCCGGCGCTGCGCTTCTTCGACGCGGGCGGTGAGACCTTCTTGGATCTCCACCACGCGCTCGCGTGCCTCCGACAGTGCCTCCTCTGCGTCCTTCTCGTTCTTGGCGGCCTCGGTGATGTTCTCCTTGGCGGCGGTGACGGCGTCGGACTGCTCGATGCCCTTGGACTCAGCCTCGGCGAGGGCGGCCTGGGCGTCGGCGTTGCGGACCCGGGCCTCTTCGAGCGCCAGTTCGGCGGCGCGCACGTCGAGCTTCTTGCGGGCGGCGTCGGTGGCGTCGTCGCCCTCTTCGGCGGGGGCGGCGAGGCGCTTGCGGGCCTCCTCCAGGGCGAGGACGGCACGCTCTTCGGAGATGGCGGCAGACTCCGCCGCTCGGCCCAGGTCATCGAGGTTGCGCACGGCGAGCCCGCGGGCCACGTCGAGCTCCTGCTGCGCCGTGAGCGAGTCGCGCTGGGCTTGGGCGAGCGCCTGCTCGGCCTCGGTGACGCCGCGATTCGCCTGCTCCAGTTCCTTGGTGCCGTAGAGGGCGTCACGCTGCGCGTCGGCGAGCGCCTGGCCTGCCTCGGCGGCGGAGCGCTGTGCATCGGCGACGCCGCGCTGGGCATCGGCGACCCCACGGGCGGCGTCGGCAACGCCGCGCTGCGCCTGCTCCACCCCCCTGGCGGCGTCGGTTACGGCGCGCTGGGATGCGGCCACTTCCCGGTGAGCGTCGCTGACGGCGTCCTGGGCGTCGACGTAGGCGCGCTGGGCGGACGCCACGGCCTGCTCGGCGTCGTATCGCTGCATGATGGCGTCGATGCCGTCGAGCATCGCCTGGTTCTCTTCTTCTATGGCGCCGGCGGCGGCGGCGGCCGACGGGGTGGCGGCGTTGTTGTCAACGGCCCACTGCTGGATGGCGGCGGCCATCTGGAGCGTGCTGGCGGTGAGCGGGTCGATCTCCAGCTCGCGCAGCACGGCGTTCAGGCGCTTCTGTGAGAGGCCGACGATCTCCGATGCGTCGGCGATCCGGTTGGCCGCGAGCCTGTACGTCTCGGCCTGTTCGAGCGCCTCGTCGCGGCTGGCCTTCGTCTCGGTGTTGAAGTCGAAGTCGATGGTGGCGCCACGGATGCCACGCGACAGCGACCGGTCGAGGCCGATGGCAAGCTCTTCGGCGACACGGGCCCGCTCACGGAGGGATTCGACGGTGTTCTCGGCGCCCTCGTCGAGCTTGTCGAAGAAGGTGTCGGCCCGGTCGGCGCCGGCCTGCTTCCACTGCTGGATCTGCGCGTACCACATGGCACCGGCGCCGACGAGGGCGCCGACGGCGCCGGCTGCTCCCACGGTGGACAACTGGAGGCGCTTCTGTGCGGCCTCCAGTGCGTACATCGCCCGGAGCTGGACGCCCATGGCGGCGGAGTGGAGGCCAGCGGCGATGGCCGACGCGTTGGATGCGACGGCGTAGGCGGCCCATCCGATGGCGGCCGCCTGGATCACGGGGGCGAGGTCGGCCATGAGGCCCGTCACTCCGGCGAGTACGTCGGCGATCACGTCGAGCCCGAGCCCGGCGAGGGCAAGGCCGATCCCGGCGAAGAGCTTGGCGACCGGCATCCCGGCCTCGAAGATGGCGACGAGGATCTCGGCCAGGTTCTCGCCGGTGGAGACGATGTTGTCCCACGTGCCGGAGTCGCCGAGTTCCTTGGCCATGTCGGCGGCCCACTTGGCGACGTCGCGGATGCCTTCGACGATGCCGAGCAGTGCGGGGATGAGCGCGGCACCGGCGAGGCGGGCGACGTTGGTGATCTGGTTGCCGAAGGTGCGGAGCTGGCTCTCGGCGGTGGCGTACCGCTTGGACACCTCGTCGGTGAGCGCGACGTTCTCCTCGAACGCGGTTGTCGACACGCCGAGGGCGTCGCCGAGTAGTTCACCCGCACCGGCGAGCGAGCGCAGGGCGTTGCCGACGCGGATGTCGGCGAACCCGAGTTCCTCCATCACGGCGAACAGGGACATACCCCGGGACTCGGCGGTGCCGAGCCCTTCGACGAACGCAGTGAGCGCGGCGGCGGAGTCCTCGCGGAAGATGTTGGCGAACTGGTCGGCGGTCATCCCCGCGACTTCGGCGATCTTGGCGAGCTTGTCGCCGCCCTCGTCGACGGCGGTGGCGATGTCGATCATCACGCGGGAGATGGCTGAGCCGCCGGCCTCGGCATCGATGCCGACAGACGACAGGGCGGCGGCGAGCCCGGTGATCTCCGCTTCAGAGAGGCCGACCTGTTTACCTGCCGACGCGATGCGCAGCGACATGGCGACGATCTCGGCCTCGGTGGTGGCGAAGTTGTTGCCGAGCGCGACCACGCTGGCGCCGAGCCGGTCGAAGTCCTGTTGGGACATCTGGGTGATGTTGGCAAGGCGGGCGAGCTGGGTGGCGGCGTCGGTGGCCGACAGGTTCGTCGCCTCGCCGAGCCCGATCATGGTCTCGGTGAACGACAAGATGTTCGGCGTGGCGATGCCGAGCTGACCGGCGGCCTCGGCCACCGAGGCGATTTCCTCGCGGGTGGCGGGGATTCGGTTCGCCATCGAGATGATGCCCGCTTCGAGTGCGGCGAGTTGCGACTCGGTGCCGTCGACGGTCTTGATGACCCCGGCGAACGCGGACTCCCAGGCGATCGCTTGACCAACGGAGAACTTGAAGGCGGCGGCAACCGCGACGATGCCGCTCGTGATCCCGACGAGCTTCCCCGCACCGGTGGCGAAGTCTCGGATCGAGGAGGTGGCCCGCTTCGAGTCGTTCTCGACGTCGCGCCCGAACTGGCGGGTGGCGGCCGAGGCGCGGTTGAGGTCGTTGATGTACCCGCCGACCTTCGCCTCAAGGGCAACGGAGATCGTGCGCCACGAGCCAGTCACGGGCCGATCACACCTTGTCGGGCGGGTCGACGGGGGATGCAGCGGGGTTCGGCTTCATCGCCCACATGAGGCCGCGCTGGGGTTTCTTGTCGGCGCGCATGTCGTCGGCGGATGCGATCGCCTTGCAGCAGGGGCACGTCTCTTCGACGAGCAGGAACGGCAGGTCCCGGACGAGGTACTGCTGCCCGTTGGAGTCGATGACGGGGTCGCCGTTCCAGTCGATCGCCTTCCACTCGGCTGGGACCGTGCCGCACGAGCCGCACCGGGCCGACTCGCGGATCTTCCACGCGAGCGCCGCGGACCTGGAGAAGTCCGACCACCCAGCCCACTCCTCGTACGCGATCCCCGCCGGCCCGCAGTAGGCCATCTCCAGGGCGAACTGCGGGTCGGCGATCAGCCTTTTCCCAGCTCCCCCACCATCGTGGGGGCGGTGCGCAGCATCCACGCGGCGGCGAAGAGCAGGTCGCGGTCGGCGGGGCCGAGCTTGGCCCACAGTTGGGTGACCTCGGTCGCCGAGAGGTCTTCCTGACGGCGGTCGCCGAGGCGGATGGCCACCATGGACTCGGCGAGGAACGCGGGGGGAAACGTGTCCTCGTTGAACAGGAGCCGACGGGTGCCCTCGCGGGCGGCGGCCTTCTTCTGGTCGGCGGTCGGCGGGTGCTTGGCGATCAGCTCGTCGACGCGCTCGGGGGGGAGCACCTCTTGCAGCTCCACGACGAACGCGGGCTTGGTGGCGATCAGGTCGTCGAGCGCCCCCTCCGCGGCGGCCAGGTCGACCTCCACCTTGGCGGCGTAGGCGTCGTCGTCGTCGGTGGCGGTGGTGCGGGCGGCGTCGAGCTTGCGGGCCAGCTCCGCCACCTTCTCGCGTGCGGCACGCATGGGGGCGGCATCGTTCCCGTTGAGGGGGAACGGTCCCACCTCGGTGCGGCGGCGGCGGTCGGCGGCCAGGATGTCATCGAGGACGGACGGCATGTCGGGGTCTCCCTGTCAGGTTCCGGGGTGGGGACGGGGTGCCCTCCCGCCCGGCACCCCGAAGAGCCGGACGGGAGGGGAAGTGCGGCCCGCGAGGGGCACGGGGTCAGGAGGCGGCGACGACCACGGCCGGGTGCCAGGCACCGGCATGGGTGAACGACACGGTCCCGGTGGAGGGGTCCTGCGGGCCGTTCGAGTCGAGCGACACGGTGTTGACCTTGGCGGGGTACACGTGGACGAGGTCGCCGACGGTGACCGCGCCGTCGGCGTCGTCGTCGATGCCGATGCGGGCCTTGGGGGCGAACACGAGGTAGCCGTTCACCTTGAGCAGATCCTCGAAGGCCTGGTAGAGCTGCACGGACTCGGCGGAGGCCTCGTCGCCCACCAGGAAGGTCAGGGTGGCGTTGGTGATCGACGGGAGCCCGTCGAGGCTGGAGGCGTTCTTGGCGCCGGTGGGGGTGGCGTCGACGCTGTTGCCCTGGGTGGAGGGCTTGGAGTAGCTGCGGGCGAACCGGGAGACAGGCGTTCCGGCTTCGATCTCGGCCTTGGTGGGGGCGGCGGCGTTGGAGATGGTCTCGACGAACCAGACCTCTTCCTGGCCCTGCGCCAGATACTGCTCGGACATGGGGTGCGCTCCTGAGGTCGCGGGCGTGCGGGTGGCGCCACAGGGTCAACCGGGGCGACGTACCCCCGTCGGATGCACCCGTCAGAGCGGGGTGGTCGTGTTGGCGCGTGCGATGTGCAGCCGGTAGTCCCGCACGACGTTGGCGACCGGGCCTTCGGCGACGACGCCGGCGTCGGCGTGCATGGCGCGGCCGACGACCTCCCACCCGGTGCCGTAGATGCGATCACGCGTGCCGAGCAGGACGGCGTCGACGGCGTCGGCCCGGTCGAGGGCGGCGGCGGCGGCGGTGTCGACGCTGGCTTTGGCGACGGTGCGGACGCGGACGATGAGGATGCCGTCGGCCTCTGGCGCGCCGGTCGGGCCGTCGACCTGGGTGCCCGGTGGGTACTCCAGCACGTGGTAGATGGCGGGCGCCGGGTTGGGTGCGTTGAGCGCGCCGACCTCGGCGTCGAGGCCGGCGCGCAGGTGGGCGAGCAGGTGCGTGTGGATGTCGGCGCGGTTCACGGCGCGATCCTCGGTGTGATGGTGGCGGCGGCGGGCGAGGCGTGCCCGGGCGGGGCGAGCACGCCGTCGAGGGCGGCGGCGAATGCGGGGGCGGTGTCGTCGAGCCCTGGCCCGAAGTGGGGGTAGGGCTGTTGGTGGACGGTGCGCCCGGCGGAGTCGACGCCGTCGAAGCCCATTTCGAGGCGGGGCCCCTGGACGGCGTTGGTGCCGACTTCAGAGATCGAGCGCCCGGCGAAGCGGGTGGTGCGCCGGTTGATCGACCGGTTGTAGTTGCCGGTCAGCAGGCGTGGACCTTCGATGTTGGGCGAGGGGCGCGGGTTGGTGCGCGCCTCGCTGGCCCGCCGCTTGACGTTCGTCTGGAGCAGGGCGCCGAAGGTGACGACGGTCTTGTGGACGGCGTCGCGGGTGAACGTGGCCCAGGCGGCCAGGTCGGCGGCGACCGAGTCGGCGTTGCTGGTGCTCACCGGGGGACGTCCTCGCTGTCGGCGAGGCTCACGACGGCCAGGCGCCGGAGCACTTCGGTGGTGCGGTGCTGCACGGAGCGCACGGTGTAGGTCTCGGCGCCGATGGTGAGCAGGTCGCCCACGGCGATGTCGTCGACGTCGCCGGTGGTGGTGTTGGCCCGGTTGGACACGGCGGGGATGCGAGCGATGCGAGTGGCGATGAGGCGGTCGTCGCCTGCACTGTCGGTGCGGTCGGTGGAGCCGGCGGGGCCGAGGGAGCACACGCCCGCCCACACGGTGGTGGCGGTGGTCGTGATGTCGCCGGCCTCGTAGGTGTCGGTGGTGCGGGTGACGGTGCCTGTGTCGCCGAGGGTGGCCTCGGCGGCGCGTCGCGCGGCGGTCATGGTGGGCTGGGTGGGGAGGGTCACGACTCGCCCTCCAACATGTCGGCGACGACGTCGAGGGCGATGGCGTAGATGTCGGAGGCGACCGAGCGGGTGCGCGCTCCGACGGCTTCGCGGAGCGCCTGCGGGTCGATGGCGCGCACGAAGTCGGCGACGGTGCGCAGGGCCGCGGGGGCGGTGACGTCATCGGCGGGGGTGAACGTGGTGTCGACGACGACTTGCACCCATCCGCCGGTGACGGGGAACGCGGCCTCGGCGCGGCCGGGGACGGGCGGGGACGAGTCGGCCATGGGTTCACCCCACCCGGCGGGGGCGTGTTGGGCGGGATGCACGGGGCGGGAATGTTCGGATATGTGGTTGACGTGTTGTCGGGAACGTGGTTAGATCAGTTCATGGAAACGACCACCGCAATCAGCCCCACCGCCGCCCGTGACTTCGCCCGGCTGACCGCCAACGCCAAGGCTGCCACCGACCAGGAAGTCCTCGAGGTGGTAGCCCGCTGCGAGCGCCGGAAGGGGTTGGGTGCAGCGCAGCGCCGGTGCCTCGATGTCTACCGGGCAGAAGCCACCGCCCGGGGCATCTCATGACCCCCGACGCCGAGTACCAGCGCAAGCGGCGGGCCAGGCTCGCCACGGAGGCCGGGAGGGAGCCCGGCAAGGCCGGGCGCCCCGCCACCCACCCGTGCGGCACGAACGCCGCCTACAAGCGCCACCAGCGGCGTGGGGAGGCCCCGTGCGATGCGTGCCGGGCGGCGTGGGCCGAGTACCAACGGGAGATGTACCAGCGACGGAAGGGGCGGGGCACGTCCTCGTGAACTTTTTCGGGTTTGTGGTTGACGTGGTATCGGGATCGTGGTTAGATCAGTTCATGGAAACCACCACCTACCACATCGACTTCACCACCAACATCACCACCAACAACCCCGGCGACACCACGGTCGAGGTGGTCGGCCGCTACAAGGACGGCACGGTCGTGTCGACCGGCATGGCCTTCATGCTTGGTGGCTGGATCGGGTGGCGCGGCGAAGTCGTCGAGCCCACCATCCGCCACTGGGATGGCGGCAACTACACCTTCACCGGTGAGGCCACCAGCCTCGATGGGGCGATCAACGGCCTCCTCGACTGGGTCGCCGAGGTGGTGGCTCGGGGGTAGGACCCACCCCACTCGCCCAGCGCCCCGGCCACCAGCCGGGGCGCTTTCACGTTCTGGCCGACCTCGGCACCCGCGCCGCACGCCCGCCCCGGGCGTTGCCCGACAGCGTGACGGGCGCGGCCCTCGCCCGGGCCTCCTCCTCGGCGGCGGCGAGCGCTTGCCCCTCCCCGCCTGTGCGCTTCGCCCGGTCGGCCGCCGACTGGCTCACGATGTCGGGGCGCCCGCCGAACGACCTGGAGCAACGCGGGTGTCCGAGACTGTTCTCGATGGCTTCGCCGATGGGCCGGACGGTGCCGTTCGCCTTGTCGGGGTCGTCGTGCGACGTCCACCCACACGAGGGCCCGTCGAAGACCTCTACCCACTCGATGCCGTCCTCGCCGAGCTGGGTGAACGTGCCGTCGTTGTAGGCGGTCGCCGACACGGTGCGCGCCATCGTGTCCGCGTAGTCGGCGACCGTGTGCACCGCCCCGTTGCGGTACGTCACCGAGCCGATGCCGCGGTCGGCCGCCCACCGCGCCAGGTCCCGGCCCGACTGCGCAGCCGTGCGCCCCTCGAGCACTACGTCACGCGCCGAGGCACGGGCCAGTTCACGGATGGCCCGCCGCCCGCCCGTGTCCATGTCGAGCAGGTGGGCCGCCACGTCGTCCCACGTGCGGCTAGCGAGGCTCTGGACGGCCTCGCGGTGCGGCAGGGACCACGCGAACGCCGAGCCCTCCGCGACGGCCCCAGCGGCGCCCAGGGCGTGCACCTGGGGCAGCGTGGAGGTGAGCCACGCCCGGGTGCCGTTGCGGAGCTCGTTCACGACGTCGGTGTTGGCGGCGATGAGGCGGCGCAGGCGGGAGGCTTCACGCCAGCGGCGATCGTCGGCGAGCGCGTCGGCGAGCTGCGCCATGAGCGAGTCGTGGGCCTCGCGGTACAGCCGGATCAGGGCCTCGGCCGCGTCGGTGACCTCGGCGGGCTGGGGCACGGGTCAGCGCCCGATCGTCGGCCCCGTGATGCCCACGGAGTTGACCACCGGGAGGGCGTCGTCGTCCTCGCCGCACAGGCGCTCCAGGCGGGCGACCTGCGCGTCGAGGGCCTTGATGTTGGCGGTGGTGTCCTGGGAGTAGTCCCCGGCGACGGCCCAGCGCGCCGCGGCCGCCACCATGTCGGCACGTCGGGCCCGCAGGATGGCGAGGGCGGCGCGCTCGGCGGAGTCGTGCACGGCGATCGCCGCGCGCACGTCGTTGTCGCACGGTTCGGAGCCGACCCACTCGCGGGCGATCGACAGGTCAGACACGGGGGGCCTCCTCGGCCTTGGCAATGGCGGCGAGCAGGCGCTTGGTGGACCACCGGCGGTCGACGTCGATGCCGAGGGCCTGCGCCTTGGCGAGCACGTCGTAGCGCTGCACCTCGACGACGGGCGGGTCGTCGTCGGTGCCGGGCGGGCACGGGTACCAGGCGTCGTCGGGCACCTTGTCGAAGTACCGCTCGGGGAGCAGGTCGGCGTTGCCGTAGTCGGGGCCGTAGTACCGGCCCTCCACCCACACGTTCTTGACGAGCGTCGCCATGGTCGGACTCCTGGGGGTTCGGGGTGTTCGTGGCGATGGCAGGGATCGAACCTGCGACCTCCTGGTTATGAGCCAGGCGAGCTACCACTGCTCCACATCGCACCGTGCCTGGTGACCGGCCAGGGGGCGGGCCGGTCACCAGGCGGGTGACGTCACGTCATGCTCAGGCGATGACCTGGCACGACAGGGTGAGGTCGGGCTCCGAGAGCAGCGGCAGGGCGATGGCGGCGGCCTTCGTCCAGACGTTGATCGGGTCGTCGGTCTTCCACGCACCGGCGACGACACCGGAGGCCGGGCCGAGGGCCGCGTACTCCGGCTCCAGGGCTTCCAGGGTGACGCCGTGGGCGGTGAAGCCGATCTCCACGTTGTCACGCAGGAGCACCACCTTCTCGGCGGCGATCGGCTCCGAGGTCATGCCGGCGGGGGTCTCGTAGACCTCCACCGTGACCCCGGCGAGGGCCAGGAACGCGTCGGACACGGCGGGGATGGCGACGCGGGTCGGGGCGTTGGCGAGCGCCACGAACGCGCCCCGCACCTCGTCGCACTGCTGGAGGTGGGCCATGACCTCGGACGACACCAGGAGCCGGTTCGGCTCGAGGCCGGTCTGGGCCTTGACGAGCGCCTTCCACGTGATCACGTCGCTGATCGGGGTGGAGTCGTTGTAGTCGGACCAGCGGGCGGTGCCGGCGAGGGCGGTGACGGTGAGGGAGGCGTGCCGCCCCGAGTCGTACTCGGTGGCGAGCCCGTTCTCCGCGATGGTCACCTTGCCGGTGGTGAGGAGCTGACCGCGGGCCAGCTCCAGGCGGGCGGCGATGCCGCGGGCGAGGCGGTCGGCGTCCCGGTAGATGCCGCGGATGATCTCGTCGTTGCCGGCGTTGCGCAGGCGCAGGGCGTCGTACTCGGCGAGGGGGATCTTGCGGCTGATGGGCAGGAGCTCACCGGTGACCCGGCTGGAGCCGGGGCGGCGGCCGATGGGGGACTCGGCGTCGAAGGCCCGGTAGGTGGCCTGGTCGATGAGGGCGTCGATGCCGCGGCTGTAGGCGTAGCGGATGTCGGGGATCTCGCGGTACGGCAGGAACCGGGCGAGGGACTGCGACTGGGCGTCGAAGTCGGCGAGGGAGTCCCGGGCGAACTCGGTGAGGACGACCGGGTCGAGGTCTGCGATGGCAGTGGTCATGTTGGGTCAGTCCTTCGATCAGGTCGCGGTCGAGGCGATGGCGGAGGCGGAGCAGATGTAGAGGACGCCGTCCTCCAGGTCGTGGGTGCCGGGCACGAGGCTGGCGACGACGCGGGCCGTCCGCATGAGGGCGAACGGCAGGTCGGCGGTGCCGTTGACGGCGACGTTGACCTTCACGAACCCGGCGAGGGTGGCCGCGGTGCTGGTCTCGTCGGCCGGGCCGTAGAGGCCGGTCTGCGTGATCAGCTTCACGGGGGTTCCGGAGGGGATGTACCCGTCCGGGTAGTGGTCGTTCTCGGTGAAGGCCGAGATGTCGAGGGTGGCGGTGATCGCGCTGCGGTAGTGCTCCTCGTGCACGTTCCAGCGATCGTCCGTGCCACCAACGGTGGTGGTCGTGGGGGCGATGCTCATGGGTAGTTGCTCCTGGTGTCAGGCGGCGGGCTTGCGGGTGGGGAACACGGCCGTGCGCATGGCGGCGGCCTGCTCCTTCGGGCTCATGCCGCCACCGGTGCCCGTGGGCGGGGTGGCGGGGCGGAGGTGCGGTGCCGGGGGCGGCGGGGTGCCGGCGTCGGCGGGGGTGAACAGAGCGGGGAGCCGGGTCTTGAGCGAGTCGACCTCGGCCGCCAGGTCGTCGGCCCCGGTGTCGATGAGGCGGAGGGCGTCGTCGATGACGGCGGCCTGCACCCCAGCGGCGACGAGGGCGGTCGTGGCGGTGGCCCGGGCGGTGACGGCGGCGACCTGGGCTTCGGCCTGGGCGGCCTTGGCTTCGGCTTCGGCCTGCGCCTTGCGGGCACGGTCGATCTCGGTGGCGTTGGCTTCCTCGTCGGCCTTGGCCTTGGCGATGATCGCCTTGGCTTCGTCGACGGTGACGCCGAGCGCCGTTGCGATCTCGGTCTGCGATGCCTGCCGGGCCTTGCGCTCGGCTTCCTTCGCGGCCTTGGTCGCGGCGGCGGTCACCTGCTCCTGCGTGAACGTGGTGGCGGTGACGTCGGGGTCGGTATCCATGCCGGTGCTCCTCTCCCACGTGCGGTGTGGGTGTCCGTCCCGCTTGCGGCCGCGGGTTGCCGTCCCCACCAGGAGGTGGCGGGGTTGCGGGCAAGGGTGCGGGCGCAGGGCCGACCGGCTACGGATGCAGGGGTGCGCTCAGTCGTCGTCGTATTCGACGCCCGACGCGTCCACCGCGTTCGCCATGTGCTGTAGGCCTTCCTCGATGAGCCCGCGCACGGCGTAGTGCGGGCCCGACGCGATGCACGACGTAGCCGAGTGCCCGTCGGGGTAGATCCACCCGAGGATCGTCACGTGGTGGGCGAGCACCGCGCCTTCGCCGGGCACCCAGTCGGTGCCGGCGATCGCGTCGGCGATCGCGTCGTGGACCTTGCGCTTGACGGCCTCGTCGGCTGCGTGCTCGTCGTCGTCGCTCACTTCGTCACCAACCTCTTGATGGCGGCCTGTAGGTCCGCGATGGTCCCGTCGTTGCACACGGTGGCGTCGGCCTCGAGCCCGTCGAGGGCGGTCTCGGACGGGTGGTCGGCCTGCTCGCCGCTCAGGTGCTCGCGGCGCACGATGCGCACGATGATCCCGCCACGGGCGTGGATGGCGTCGGCCTCGTTCGGGAAGCGCACGTCGGGGAACACGGTGGGCCGGTCGACGCGGGCCATGGCGGCCGCGATCCACAAGTCGGCGCCGAGGTGGTCGCGCACGCCGTCGGAGCCGAGGCGCTGGAGGAAGCGGCGCACGTCGGGGTACTGCTTGGCCTTCTCCCAGCCGAGGGCGTCGACGACGGCGGAGAGGCGCAGGAACGAGTGTCCGCGGTTGCCGGCGATCTCGACGTGGGGATCGACGGCGTAGGCCATGTCTCGGAGCGGGTCGGCGAATGCGACGCGCTGCCAGCCGAGGTGCACGAGCGTGGCCGCCGCGGTGTCCTTCCCGGCGCGGGCCTTGCCGATGAGCCCGATGTGGCCGAAGTCCCAGGCGAGGCCGGTCACAGGTCGGGCCGTTCGACGGGGGCGTAGACGTCGGCGCCGTTGCGGTGCGCGCCCGGCCGCCACGCCCACCCGGTGTCGACGAGGTCGAGCAGGTGGGTCCAGACGCGGTCGGCGGGCATCTTGATCCCGCGGATCACGAGGGCGTCGCTGATCTCCTTGGCGGTGGCGCCCTTGCCGTGGCTGAGCCAGTGCAGGGCGATCAGCTCGTGGTGGACGTGGTCGGCGTCGATGAGCGGGTTCGGGACGATCACAGGATCACCAGATCCCCCCACCCGCGCGGGTGGTCGTCGCCGATGGTCATGGTGAGCACGCCGCGGGTGGACTGGCGGCCCGTCCGTGACGTGTACCAGTAGCTCCCGCCGTCGACCGCTGGGGCCACGATGACGAGCCGCCCGGTCTCCTCGCTGATCTGTAGGTGGTGCCGGTGGGCGGTGAGCAGGATGTCGGCCTGGTTCATCACGTTCTTACGGTCCATGACCTGGCCCTCCCACCACTTCTCGACGACGGCTGCGCCCTTGGCGGTGGTGGCGTCCTTGCGCTTGCCGGAGCCGATCTGGTGCCCGTGAGTCATGGCCACGTTGATGCCGGCGATCGGCACGGCGAGCACGTGGTCGGTGGCGTAGGCGAAGGTGACGGCCCCGTAGCGGTCGGGGTTCGCCCGGCACGCTTCCTCGATGCTCTCGACGAGGATGAGCGACAGGTTGTCGTCGGGGGTGGTGATGGCCTTGCCGTTGGCCCGGTTCTCGCCGTGGTTGCACGGGACGGCGGTGATGAGCACGGGGTATCCGTCGTCGACGGCGTCGTCGACCTGGCGCATGAGCAGGGACCGGGCGACCTTCTGCTGCTCGCGGTCGTTGAGGTCGACGGTGAACGGCTGGGACGGGTAGTGGCCCTGCACGCGTTCGGTGAGGTCCCCGGTGTTGGCGATCACCACAGACGAGGGGCGGCGCCCGGTCTTGACGAGCCATCGGCGATGCTGGCGCCAGGCGTCGAACGAGCCGAGCAGGTGCTCGACGGTGGCCTCGGTGCCGCCGCCTTCGCCCTTGCCGATCTGCCAGTCGTTGGCGGAGATCACCGCCGCCGGGGCCGTGGTTTCGACAACGCCGACCCGGGCGGGCTTGCGCTTGGCGGCCATGGCGCATAGCTCGTCGACGTCGACGCGCTGGCCCATCTTGGAGCGCTCCACGAGCGTGACCCGGTAGTAGCGGAGGCGCTGGACGTTGCCGCCGCCGACGGCGGCATCCCAGCCCCGGAACTGCATGGTGCCGGGGACGATCACGTAGCGGTCGGGGTCGATGCCCCAGTCGGCGACCAGCTCGGCCCACACGGCCGGGTCGGGCTCGGCGGGGAGGGGGTCGGTGGTGATGGTCAGGCGCTCGCCGTCGTCGGTTACGCCGGGCTCCCAGCCCTTGGGCGGGCGGGTGATGACCCGTGGTGGCGTCGGCTGGGCGAGCATGTCGGAGAGCACGCCCACGTCAGACCCACACGCGCCCGGCGGACTTGCACTTCACGCAGTGGTTGCGGCGATGGCGGGCGACCACCTGATGGTTGATGTGGAAGCCAGCGGCCTCGGTGAGCCGTTCGGCGACCCACGAATCGGAGGCGTCGGGGTTGACGAGCCAACCGGCGAGCGTCGCCCGGTCGTCATCGTCGAGCACGTCGGTGAGCCCGGCGAACGCGCACTCGGAGCCGGCGGCCCGCTGCGGGGGCGGGGGCACCTCGGAGAGCTTCACGGGCGGTGGTCTTCCTGTCGGGGCCAGGGGTTGCGCCACACGTGGGCGATCACGAAAGCGGCGAGCACATCCGCTATGCGGGTCGTGAGCACCTTCACGTGCGAGCGCATGGGCAACGTCACCGCGAGCGGCGGGGCGCCCACGGGATGCACGCCGAGGATTCTTTCGGGTTCGTGGTTGACACCTTCTTCGAGTTCGTGGTTAGATAACTGCATGAGCACGACCTACCGCCTCCTCGGTGTGAACTCCGACCTCGACACCTGCACCGCCTGCGGTCGCACCGGCCTCAAGCGGGTGGCCTGGCTGGTCGCCCTCGACGCCGACGGCAACGAGGACGGCGACGCCGTCGCCTTCGGCACTGACTGCGCCGGCAAGGCCCTCCTCGGCGCCAAGTCCCGCAAGAACACTGACGCCATCACCAGTGTCGGCCGCATCATGGACACCGCCCGCCGGTGGCTGGCAGCCGGCCACGACGCCGACAAGGTCGCCGACGCCATTTGGAACCGGTACGGCTACCAGACCGAGGCCCGCGACGGCGCGGTGTTGGTCCGGTCCATGGGCGCCACCCACGTGGTGACCGCCTGAGTCACCCGCGGGGGTCGGCGCAGGGCTCCCACTCGTCGCCCAGGCGTTCCCCACGGCGGCCGACGGCGTGGCGCACCTGGCCGGTCGCGAGGTGGCGCCACCAGCCCGTGGCGGACTCGCGCGGCGCCGGTGCCTCCCACGGGGTGCCCTCGTTCGCCTCACGGATCAACGCCCGCATCGCCGAGGGCTTGCCGGTGGCGTCCCGGTACCGCTCGTAGAGGGCGTGGTTCCGCAGGTTGCCGACGTCGCGGCTGATCCGCTCCTGCGGCGGATGCCACAAGTGGTAGACCGGCCCGTCGTGGCGGGTGACGGCGCCGCCGAGCGTGAACAGGGCGTGCCCCCACGCCACGTCTTCGCCCCCCCAACCCACGAAGCGCGGGTCGGGGGGGCAGGCTTCGGCGAGCGCCCGGTCGACGACGATGCACCCGCCGCCGATCACGCCCTCGTACGGCTTCTCGTCGTGGCCCATGTCGGGGGCCGGTTCGGCGCCGGCGAGCACCTGGGCGGTAGCGGTGGCGTCGAGGCGGTGCAGCGTCGAGAACGGCACCGCCCAGCGGGTGCGGCCCCGCTGCACCCATTCGACCGTCTCGGCCAGCCCGGGGATGACGAGGTCGGCGTCGAGGACGGCGAGCACGTCACCAGCGGCGCGGGCGATGCCGTCGCGGATCGCCTCACCCTTGGCCCACCCGTCGGGGTTATGCGAAGTTGCCTCGAGGATCTGCCAGTCGGGATTGTCGGCGCGCAACCCGTCGAGGACGTAGCCCTTGGCGGCGTTGCGGTGCTCGCAGCCGATGTCGGACCACGGAACGATGACGGTGACGCGGCGCCGGGCAGATCCCCACGTGTGGTGGGCGATGACGTCGGTGCCGACGTGCAGGTTCCGGCCGAGGTCCCGATGGTGGTACGGGTAGAACAGGGCGGTGGGTAGGAGGGTGACGTCGTCGCGGCCCCGCCACATGTCGGTGAGGAGCCCGGGCCCGGTGAGCTGCCACACGCGGCGCTTATCGCCGCCGGTGACGGTGGTGGCGCCGATGGCGTCGACGTAGGCGCCCATGGCGGGGTGGTTCGCGGTGCAGCCGATGAACCCGTTTGCCATGAGCCCGGGCTTCTCCTCGACGGCGAAGCAGTTGACGCCGGCGAGGAGGGCGTCGGGGATGGGGCGGCACGGCTCGAAGTCGCAGTCGGCGTAGACGCCGCCGTGTCGGGCGAGGATCTCGGCGCGGGCGATGTCGGAGCGCAGGCGCCACACGTCCGAGCCCGACGCGATGCGCTCGGCGGCGTCGTAGACGTGGCGGTTGCGGAGCCCGAAGCGGGCGATGGCGGCGTCGTCCCAGAGCTTGACGGTCCACGTCGGGTTGAGGCGCTGCCACTCGTCGCCGTTGGCTGCGTAGTCGTCGGGGATGGGGCCGCCGACCCACACGCGGTGGATGGTGCGGGGGATCACGGCCAGTAGCCCCAGGTCTCGCGCAACATGAGCACCCGGTGCCGGTCGGGGGTGTCGGGCAGGTCGCGGACCCGGAGCGTCCGGGTGGTGCCGTGGTCGTTGACGCGGGTGCCGACCCGGCACCACGCCTGCGCCGCGGTGGCGTGCGCGATGTCGTGGCCGAGGGCGGCGGCGATGCCGACGACGGTGGCGGGGTCGATGCCCTCGACGCGCCACGACACGTACGGGCGGTGGGTGGCGATGGCTTCACCCCAGGTGGCGACGATGCGCAGGGCGTCGGCCACGGGGTCGCCCGACAGGGGCCCGGCCAGCCGCTCACGTTCGGTGGCCCATGCGCCGTGTTCTGGGTTGGCGACGAGGCTCGACACGATGGCGAGCGGGTCGCGGTGCTGGGCGAGCACGAGCGGCGGCAGGTCGTCGCGGCCGACGGCGAGCCACGAGGCGTCGACGGGCACGGGGCGGCGGCGTTCGGGGTCGACGGTCCAATGCTCCTCGTGGCCGCAGTCGATGCCGACGGCTTGGAGGAGTGCGGCTATGTAGCCGGTGCCGGATCGGCCGACGCCGACGATCACGGCGCCCGGGGTCGGGGTTCCCATGTCCCCGATCGTCCCGACCCCGTGCGCCCGCCCAGGGATGCAGTCGGCCGCTACGGTGCCAGTTCGATGGTCGGCGGCGTGTTGTCGACCTCGGGGAGCTCCAGCCCCAACCACTCGGCTCCCAGAGCCTCAGACCCGGTGGCGTCGGCGACGTCCTTCGCCTTGTCGGGCTGCCCGGCACGGATCCGGGCCACCTCCTCGCCGGCATCCGCGATCGGGAACCCGGCTGCCACGAGGAGCTGCACGGCGGTCAACGTGGAGATGGCCCCGGCGTCGAGCGCCGCGGTCACCACGGCCACCGCCCCGGCACGATCCCCGGGGAGCGCCGTGCCGAACACGAGGCGGGGCTCCCCGATCGGGCCGGGCTCGACGGCGCCGGCGATCATGGCGAGCTTCACGGCGAAGCGCAGGAGCAGGCGGTACTTCGGCTCACGGGGCAGGCGCATCATGGCGATGAGCTGCGCGTACGGGGCCAGCTCCAGGGCGAGGTGCACGCCGCTCTCGGCGTTGGCGTCGGCCCGGCCGAGCACCTGGCCCGGCACGCCCGCCGACTGCCAGAAGCGGTCCTGTAGGCGGTCGCCGTGGCGCATGAGCACGTCGAGCCCGGTCGACAGGTCGAGCACGTCCATGCGCCCGTTGGCGCCCACGCCGATCATCCGCCCGGGCATCACCTGGGCGTCCTCGGGGACGCTGGCCCCGCTCACCACGATGGTCGGGTTGCCGAGGTAGCTGGCGGCCGACATGACGTCGACGTCGGAGAAGGCGAGGTCGTCGAGGATCTGCGCGCAGTTGTCGATCACGGAGGTCCCGAAGTGGGTTTTGCCCGCCGGGGTGTTCGTGATGTGCACCACAGGGATGAAGTCACAGCGCAGATCGGTGGTCGGCGTGTTCCAGAACAGGGCCTCGCCGAAGTCGAGGGCGTCGGGATCGCCCTTCTCGACGCGGGCCTTATCCCACACGCCGTCGGAGAACAGGCACGTGCCCTGTGATGGGTCGTCGCCGTCGGCGTGCCACGGCATGCGCCGGGCGATGGCACCGTCGATCATCGTCTCGTCGGAGGTGAGCGCCGGGCCGCCCTCGGCCCACGTCGGGGACCCGTCGGGGCCGTCGACGGTGCGGTCGGCGCCGACGGGCACGAGGCGCCACGTCATGCGCCGGATCAGCGTCATGTCCTTACCGTCGACCTTGTCGACGTACTCCCACGCCGCGTGGATCTCGGTGGGGAACTCGCCCTTGGCGTCGTCGGCCAGCACGGGGAAGTAGCTGTCGGGCTCGAACACGCTGACGGCGGGCCAGTCGCCCGCCTGGGGCCACAGGACGAGGAGGGTGTCGGCGAGGCCCACGGCGTCGGTCTCGGCTTCGTGCAGGTGCGCGGCGAGGTGCACACGGTCGGCCCACTCGCGCAGCGCCGTCTGGATCAGCCGGGCGCGGGGCTGGGCGTCCAGCGCCTTCTCCCACTCGTCGACCGCCGCGAGGGCGTCACGCTCCCATGCGGCGAGGCGCCCGGCGTGGATCCGCTGGGCGATCACGTCGTCGGTGTCGGGGTCGGCGGGGCGCTCGGGCAGGGTGGGCCCGGCGAGCAGGTCGTCATCCGCGCCGTCGACGGCGAGCGCCCACCCTTCGCCGAGGACGGAGGCGACGAGGCGGCGCACCAGCGTGGCGGGCTCGCCGTACTCCCGGTAGGTGTCGGCGTCGCTGGTGGAGGGCAGGACGAGGCGGGCGACGTTGGCGAGGTAGGCGGCGCGCACGAGGTAGGCGGCGAGGCGCCGGCGGTCCTTGGCGGGCACCCACGACGGGGTGTAGGTGGCGGTGGTGGAGGCGTCGCCGTAGACGCCGATGATCTCCTTGTGCGCCAACGGCGCGTACTGGTCGACGATGATCGGCGGCGAGGCAGTCACCCGGCAAGGGTCAGGGGTGGGCGGCGTGCGGCGGGGATGCAGGGGCTAGCGGCCACGGCGGGCGGCGACCGTCCGCCCCTGGTGCGGCACCGCGGTCGCCTCCACCGTCGTCGGCTCTGGCTCGTAGTAGGCGAGGAGCAAGGCGTCCGCGTTGTCCGTCGACCGGCCCAGGCGCTTGCGGATGTCGTCCTTCGACTCGACCTGCACGCGCCCGTTGACCTCCTTGTAGCGCGGCGCCGCCAACTCGGCGAGCGTCTGGTCGTCCACCGGCTCCGCGCCCTCGAGCCCGACCAGGTTCCACGCCCGGTCCTGGGACAGCTCCCGGCCCACCTTCCACCAGATCCACGACCGCAGATTCACGAAGCGCGCCGAGTCCTCACCCGGTGCGGCCTCGCTCACCACCACGGGCACGAAGTCGACGTCGGGGAACGTGCGGCGCAGGCCCGCCCCCAGGCCCCAGCCCACGCCGATGGCGTCGTACTTGACCCTCGTGGCGCCCGAGAGGCGTACGGCGTCCTCCACGAGCGCCAGCACCACCTCGGGGTCCGCCGACTGCACCGACCACCGGCGGCCGACGTGGGGGCCTCTGCGCTCGTAGACGACGGTCTCGTCGCCCTGCTCGGAGCCGGCGACGTCCACGCCCAACACGACGGGCACCTGGAGCGCGCCGAGCCTGGCCCGGGTCTCGTCGAGGGTGCACGCCTTGAGCCACGACCACGGCACCACGCCGGTGCTGGCGTCCTTCGGGAACTGGCCGAGCGCCTTGGACACCCACAACGGGGAGCCCTCGCCAACGCGGCGGCGGTGGTTCTCCAGCCACTCGGCCGACGGCAGGCGGTGGCGCAGGTCGTCTGGCACGTCCTCGCCGGTGAAGTTCGGCGTGTCGTAGATGCTGATGGTGATGACCCACCAGCCTTGGGACGACATGCCCGACGTGCCGTCCTCGGGTGCGCCCTCGCACATGGCGGCGAACTCACTGGTCGGGTCGTCGGGGTTGCCGATCGCGAGCATGCGGGCGTCCGCGTTGGTGCCCAGTGTGCTGGCACCGGTCCACAAGGTGCGGGGGATGCCGCACGCTTCGTCCATCACGACGAGCAGGTACCGGGCGTGGATGCCCTGGAACCCGTGCTCGTCGTGATCCGCGGGCTTGCGGCCGAAGGCGACCAGCTCGTCGTCGACCTTCCACTGGGCGTCGAGGGTGACCCGTCCCGGCAGGTTCCCGGCCTTGTGCGCCTTGGTGATCTCCCGCCACAGGATCGCCTTCACCTGGGGGTCAGTCGGGGCGCTGGTCACGGCGAAGGCGTCGCCGGGCGGGTGGGTGTCGATCCAGTGCGCCACGATCTGCGCCGCCGTCCACGACTTGCCGGGCCCGTGGCACGCCTTGACGGCGACCCGCGGGTAGCGGTCGATCGCCTCGGCGATCTCGACCTGCTTGGACCACAAGTGCCCGCCGATGCGGTCACGGACCCACCCGGGCAGGTCGTGGCGGTAGCGGGCGGTCGGCGGGTCCAACAGGTCGGCGAGGCGGGCAGCGAAGGTCACGACTCGGTGCCCTCCACGTCGATCACGGCGACCACCCCGGCCGCGTCGATGGCGCGCAGCTCGGCGGCGACGAGCGGCATGACCGTGTTCGGGTCGACCCCGGCCTTGTTGAGCGCAGCGACGAGCACCTGCGCCATGAGCGCCGCCTGGCCCTCCTCTAGTTGTGTGCGTCGCTCCATGAACCCGAGCTTCACCATCTCGGCCAGCACGGTGCGGGAGCGTTCCTGGGCGCGCTCGTTGAGCTTGACGAGCGGGTGCACGTCGAGGCCCTGCCCGGCCGGCACCACCACGCCACCGAACGGGTCGCCGACGCCGTCCTCACCGGTGCCGAGGGCGAAGGTGACGGCGGCCTCAAGCTCGGCCTTGAGCGTGTCAGTCGCCTGCTCCCACGCCAGCACCCGCCCGGCGAGCGCTTCGAGTTCGCCCTGGGGGTCGGTGACGGGGACGGGTGACCCCAGCAGGTCGGCGACACGGCGGGCGGCTTCGCGCTGGGCGACCACGGCGGCGGCCTTGGCCTTGGCTCGGGGCGTCTCGCCGCCGTGCTTGCGGCACACCTCCAGCCCGTCGACGACGCCGAGTCGGCACTGGCGCCACCCGATGACGGGCCGGTCGGGGGCCTTGCCGGGGCCGTAGACGCGGGAGTGTGACTGGCAGCGGTCGGCGCCGGTCTTGAGGGTGGGTTCGTGCACGGCGTCGCACTTGGGGCACACCTCGCCGGGGGGGACCTTGATGCGGTGCCGGTTGCCCTTGTCGTCGGGGTCGCGCTGGTAGGTCACGTGTCCAGCGCTCCGTTGGTCAGGGCGCGGGCGGCGAACGTCCACACGTCCTCGCCCTCGGCGCGCCACGTCTGGCGCCCGTTGACGGTGCATGAGTTCACGGGCGGGTAGCCGTGCTCCCCGTAGTTGCCCATGATCTTCGCCAGGTGCCGCACGGATCGTGCCCGGGTGCCGTCAGTGGGGATCCCGTGTCGGGCCTGCTCGGCGGCGATGCGCTTGCCGAGGTCGTCGAGCAGTGCGGCCATGGCGTCGGGGCCGTCGTGGCACGCCCTGATGGCGGCGCAGCGGGCGGCGGTGCGCTGGTCCATGCGGCGCAGGAAGTCCTCGCCGAGCCGCTGGTAGTGGGCGGTGCGGCGGTCACGGCGGCGGATCACGGCTTGACCTCCCGACGCTCGCCCCACGTCGGCGCACAACGTCGCACTCGGTCGGCGACGAGGCGGTGGTAGGTGACCCGGGCGCGCTCGTACTCGGCCCACTCGCCGAGCCCGTGTTGAGCGAGCCTGGACGTGAGCTGCATGTCCATGACGGCGGCTCCAACCTGCGCCGACATGCGCCGCCACACTCGGCGGCGCCATGCCACCTCTGCGCACTTGACGACCCCGTACAGGACTGCGGCGACGCCAGCCCAGCACACGGCGACGGCCAGGTGGTCGGGGTGGTCGGCGTCGTAGCCTCTCGTGCTCACGTACGCGGCGACGAGGCCGGCGAGCCCCACCTTCGCGGCCCGGATCTGGACGTCGAGGTAGCGCAGCTCCATCTTCTCGCCGTCGGTGCTCACGCGCCCCACCGCCCGAGCACGTCGTCGACCGCTGCGTCGATCTCGGCTTTCGCCTCGGGGTGCGCGGCGAGCAACGCACCCACCCGCACGGCCAGGCGCGGCGCCGGCTTCCACCGGGTGACCACCGGCATGCCTTCCAGCCGGGGCGCCATGTCGTCGGCCTCCTGCTGGATCAGCGAGCGGAGCGCACGCACAGACAGCCCCTCAGCCTCTGCGGCGTCAAGGAGCCGGTCCTGGTTGCGCTCGTCCATCCCCGCCACAAGCTCATGGTGCGACCACGACAGAGCGGCGCGGCGGCGGGCGAGCGGGAACGCGGCGACAACCGCCACCTGCCGCGTGTTGGACGCCTGGTGGACGTTTGCCCACACAGACTCCGACACGCGCTCGCCGTCCAGTACGCGGCGCAGCACCTCCGCCACAAGGTCGCCAAGGGCCCACGTGGAGGCACCCCACCACACCAACACGTCCTCGACCACCACCAGTAGCTGGTCGGTGTCGAGTGTGGTCAGGTCGCCGGAGATGCCGAGGCGCGTCACGCCCAGGTCGCCGAACAGGGTCAGATGATCGTCGCTCGGTACTAGGGCGCTCATGACGCCGCCTTTCCTTGGAGTCGTGCAATGGTCAGATCGTCGAGCACACTGGCCTTCACGCAGTGCTCGCACCGGCACCCCTTGGCGTAGCTGGCACGCCTGGCGTGTGATGCCTTCTCGCCAACTATCGACGAGACACGGCCCTCGTCGAGGGCGTCGAAGTGCTCGGCCAGCGCCATGTCCCACACGACGCCCCCCATGAGCCACGCCCGGCGCAGAGGGCGGCGGGCGGGCTCGCCGGCGCCACCCCATACGCCGAAGTGCTCCCCGGCGGCGACCGCGGCGGTGAGGCAGGCGACCCGCACGGGGCAGCCGCGGCACACGGCCTTCGCTGCCTTGCCGTTGTCGCCCTCGTCGGGGTGGAAGATGGCGGGGTCGAGCCCGCGGCAGGCGGCGCGGCGGGCGTCGTCGGGGTCGAGGGCGGGGCGCACGGCGTAGGACATGGGTCAGGCTCCTGTGGTGGTCATGCGGCGGGCGTGTCGTTGGCGGCGAGCCACGACGGGCGCCACCCTTCGCGGGCG